ATTACTTATAGGAGTAATACTAATCATGGGCTTTTTAGGCTATGGTTTGTATATAGAAAACGAAAATTTAAAAGCAGAAAACGCTGCTTATCAACTCCGAGATAAAGAACAAGATGCTGCAATAGCACAGCTGCAGGGAGACTTAGAACTGCAGGGTAATAGCCTACGAGAAATGCAAACAAGAAACGCTGAAATTCAAGGCGAAATGAATCGCTATTTGAATATATTTAAACGACACAATTTAACAAAATTAGCATATGCAAAGCCAGGTTTAATAGAACCTAAAGCTAACAATGCTACTAAGGAGGTATTTGATGGAATCGAAGAAGATAGTCGCAATATTGACGATCTCGATGATGGTATCCAGCTGCAGTCTGGTTCCAACTAAGAAAGAAGTTGAAATAACAACAAAAGCAATAGAAAGAACTATTATTCAACCCGTAATGCCTCGGGAAATAGATCTTAAAGAACCCTACTGGTATGTAGTTTCAGATAAAAATATAGATGAATTTCTATCAAGGGTAGAAAAAGATCAAGGACAAGTTGTTTTCTTTGCAATGTCAGTTCCAGACTATGAACTAATGGCATATAATATGCAAGAGCTCAAACGATATATAAATGAATTAAAAGAAGTGGTTGTATACTATAGAAAAGTTACTACTACTCCGGAAAAAGATGACGAGAGCTCAAGCTAGATTATTGATTTGCAAAGGTTGCACAGAATATTCTAAACTTAGGGTTTGCAAAGCATGTATGTGCTTTATGCCTTTAAAAGTTAGGGTAAGTGGGGCTAAATGTCCCAAAGAAAAATGGGGAAAACTATGATGGATAAAATAATGGCAGTCAAGGACTGGATAATGGCTAGAGTAGCCGAGAGGACTTCGTGGGATGGAGCAACTATCATTGGTGGTAGTGTTCTAATTCTTATGGGAGCACCAATAATCGAAATGCTTGCTTGGCCAGCACTAGCTTGGGGTATTTATACTCTAATCAAGGAACAATCATAATGCCTTATCATTACAAACCTAAAAAGGGTAAAAAGAAAAAACGAGGCAAAAAGCGTAAGAAGAAAATGAAACGCCATGGTTGCTAGAAGAAAAAGGAAAAAGCGTTCTACTAAAAAGAAACGTAATATTCCCACCAATAAAAAGTTATATGCAAGGGTAAAAGCAAAAACTAAAAGAAAGTTTAAAGTTTACCCTAGTGCATATGCTAATGCTTATCTTGTACGAGAGTACAAGAAAGCTGGTGGGAGATATAGACGTGGCTAAAAGAAAGAAACTTACGAAAAGACAAACAAACGCTCTTCGAAAGCATCGTCGTCATCATACGAAAAAGCATATGAAGTTTATGAGAACACAAATGAGAAAAGGTAAAACTTTTACTCAAGCTCATAAAGCTGCTATGAAAAAGGTAGGACGATAATGGCTAGAGGAGGTTTAGGAAAATGGTTTGGTCAACGCTGGGTTAATATTGGAGCACCTAAAAAGAAGGGCAAATACCAACCTTGTGGAAGGAAAAAAGCAAAGAAAAGCAGAAAAGGGTATCCTAAATGTGTTCCAGCAGCTAAAGCAGCGAGCATGACTAAAAAGCAGATAAGATCAGCTGTCAGAAGAAAGAGAGCTAAGAAACAGGGCGTACGAGGTAAACCTACGTATGTTAAAACTGTTGCAAGGAGAAGGCGTCGTGGCAAGAAGAAAAAGTAAAGCCAGAAAAACTAGAAACGGCAAACTCAAAAGAGCTGGCGTTAGAAAATATAATACGCCTAAACGAACACCAAAACACCCTAAAAAGTCTCATGTTGTTGTAGCAAAAGTTGGTAAGAGAACAAAACTTATCCGTTTTGGTCAACAAGGAGTTAGTGGTGCAGGTAAAAAACCAAAGTCTAAAGCACAAAAAGCAAGGCGAAGAAGTTTCAAAGCTCGTCATGCTAGAAATATACGTAAGGGTAAAATGTCCGCAGCGTATTGGGCTAACAAGGTAAAATGGTAAAGTGCCAATCATCAAAACAAAGTATGGTTGGAAAATAACAAATACTTCCGGGATTTCTAAAACTAAAAAGGAAGCGAAGCAAAGACTTCGTGCAATTAAATGGAAACAGAAACGCAGGAAAAGACGCAATAAGCGTAGGAGATAAAAATGGAAACAGTTCAATTGATGGGTACAACAATACCCTCACCCACAGGTACAGGTACAGCTACTACTGTTGATGGTTCTAAATATGTAATGTTACATAATTCAGGAACTACTCTTAGAGAAACAGTTGTACAGAGTGCACAAAACGGAACTTCCTTATCAAACATATACACATCAGGCGGAGATAGACTAATCATTAAGAAAAATTCTGATCATGTTATATTTTCAGCACATGCTGAAGTTAAACTCACACCTGTTAACCCTAACGTGTTATAATGATACAAGATAACTGGTTAGAAGATGTAGGAGACCTTTGTGTTACAACATTAGAGATGTTAAACACAAAAGTTCAAAGTGGTTCTGTCGTTACTAATGATGACAAACTCTTAAGAGATATTTGTTTGGGTTATTTATATATGTTAAGCATATGTAATGAAGAAGGACTAATATCTGAAACACACATACCCCTTAATTTAAGAAAGAATATAACAATACACTAATGTTAGATGTAAGTAGGAAAGATATACTACGAGATAGTATAATGGAGTTTGATGCAGCTTCACGCTTTATCAAATTACCTATATCCGAATACTTAAACCTTTTAGGGGTTACACCAAATTCAGCACAGGTAGCATTAATTAATGCTATAAACAACCCTAAGTATAGATTTGTATGTGCAGCCTTATCAAGGCGGCAGGGAAAAACTTATATAACTAATGTAATTGGACAACTAGTTTCACTCGTGCCTAATTCCCACATTTTAATTATGTCACCAAACTATGCTCTATCTCAGATTTCATTCGATTTACAAAGACAACTAATTAAGCACTTTGATCTCGAGGTGGTAAGAGATAATGCAAAAGACAAAGTAATAGAACTATCAAATGGTTCTACTATTAGAATGGGTTCAGTTAATCAAGTCGATTCTACTGTCGGTAGATCATACGATTTGATTATATTCGACGAGGCTGCATTGGCGGACGGTAAAGATGCCTTCAATGTAGCCTTGCGACCAACGCTAGATAAAGAATTAAGTAAAGCAGTTTTTATTTCTACTCCTCGTGGTAGAAATAATTGGTTCGCAGACTTCTATCACAGAGGCTTTAGCGATGAATTTGAAGACTGGTCTTCAATTAGAGCAACCTACCACGAGAATCCAAGAATTTCACAAGAAGATATATCTGAAGCAAAGAAAAGTATGTCTTCAGCAGAGTTCGCCCAAGAATACTTAGCAGATTTTAATACTTATGAAGGTCAGGTTTGGAGTTTTGATTACGAAACTTGTGTAGCTGATTTAAGTCAGTTAGATACTAGTAAAATGGACGTTTTTGCAGGAATGGACGTTGGATATAAAGATCCAACAGCTTTTTGTGTAATAGGATATGATTGGGACGAACAAAAATTTTATCTTCTAGATGAGTATCTAGACGCAGAAAGAACTACTGAACAGCATGCTACCGAAATTAGAAAAAGAATTACTAAATATGATATTGATTGGATTTATATTGATTCTGCGGCACAGCAAACTCGCTATGACTTCGCACAAAACTACGATATTTCAACTATAAATGCTAAAAAATCAGTATTAGATGGCATAGGACATGTTGCAGGTATTATAGATAATGATTTATTGATAGTAGATCAAAGATGTAGACACACTTTAGAATCTGTTGATCAATATCAATGGGATCCAAACCCTAACTTAATAAAAGAAAAACCAAAACACAATATGGCAAGTCATATGGCAGATGCTCTTAGATATGCGCTGTATACTTTTGAGACAACAGCGAGCACATTTTAAACTTTAGACCTACCAAAAAATTATTCTTGACAACAAGGTAAATTTTTGGTATAATTTTTATTAAATAGGAAATTATGAATTTAAAAAGAGATTTAGTCAAGTACGTTAGAGACAAAGCGAAATCAGGTTATAAAAAAGAGACCGAATGCTATATCTGTGGAGATACAGAGAAGCTGGAGTTTCACCACTTCTTTGGAATGACTGAGCTATTAGAAACTTGGCTAAAAACGAATAAAATTACGATAAATTCAGCCGACGAAATAATGAATGTTCGGGAAACTTTTATTGCAGAACATATAAATGAAATTTATCACGAAGCTGCTACACTATGCAAATCCCATCATATGCGGCTACACAGTATTTATGGCAAACGACCGAAGCTCGTAACTGCCGCAAAACAAAAGCGATGGGTAGATAAGATGAGGATAAAAAATGGCATGGTATGACAGACTTTTAGGTAGAAATACGGAGACGGAGGAAAAACTAAATCCTGCGCAGTCGTTTATAGCACTAGAAGAAGGACTAACACTAGACACTCGTGAAAAGAAAGATAATTATCGATCAGCTTACGAAGAGTTAGAGGTAGTTAACCGTGCTGTGAATATGATAGTAGATGATGTTTCTGATATATCGTTTCAAGTTGGGGATAAAATTAAAGGAATCACGCCTATCAAGAATAATGTTCGAAGAAGTCGTGTAGATTTAATACTGAATAGAGAGCCTAACCCATTTCAAGACATAAGTAACTTTAAAAGAAATTTAATAGTAGACCTACTAATAGATGGAAATATCTTTATTTATTATGATGGTGCTCATTTATATCAATTACCTGCAAACAACGTAACGATTCATAGTGATACTCAAACTTATATAGAAAAATTCGAGTATGACGGACACATAGATTACGCTCCTAGAGAAATTATACATATTAAAGAAAACTCATTTAATTCAATCTATAGGGGCGTTCCAAGATTAAAACCAGCATACAGAACTATGTACTTGTTGGATAATATGAGGAAGTTTCAAGATAACTTCTTTAAAAACGGAGCCGTACCAGGATTAGTACTTAAAAGTCCTAACACTCTTTCTGAAAAAATCAAAGAAAGAATGCTGCAAGCTTGGCAAACTAGGTACAACCCTAAAAATGGAGGCAGAAGACCTCTTATATTAGATGGCGGTTTGGAAGTAGATGCTTTAACAAAAGTAAACTTTAAAGAATTAGACTTTCAATCTTCTATTACGGCTAATGAAAAAATAATTTTAGAAGCAATGGGTGTACCACCTATACTTCTTGATGGAGGAAATAATGCTAACATTAGACCTAACCATCGACTTTACTACTTGGAAACAGTTTTACCAATAGTAAGAAAAATGTCTTATGCTTTTGAAAGGTACTTTGGATATAAACTAGTAGAAGATGTAACAGATATTCCTGCTCTACAACCAGAGCTAAGAGATCAAGCAGCTTATTACCAATCTTTAGTAAATACAGGCATAATGACACCAAACGAAGCTAGGGAAAGCTTAAACTTAGAAATGATCGAAGGTCAAGACGAGTTAAGAGTCCCAGCTAATATAGCGGGTAGCGCAGCAGACCCCCAAGAAGGTGGGAAACCGCCCCAAACAGAGGAAGAAAATAATGGCGAATAAAAAAGCAATACTCAAACAATTAGCAGATTATTTTGCTGAGAAAGGGAAAATGATGACCCCCGCAGAATATAAAGCAATGGAAGATAAACCAATTAGATTTATGGTTGCAAAGAGACCTTTCGGATCTTGGGCTCGTATGCAAGGCATGGTCAAAGTTAATTTTCCAGAACAATGGGAAAAAGCTATGAGTGTAACACCTCCAGCTCCTACCCCTAAAGCAGCGGCTCCTAAAGCCAAAGCTAAGCCAGCTGCGGCTCCTAAAGCCAAAGCTAAGAAATAGGACTTATTATGAAAGAAAAAATATTTCATTGGACTAATACATTTAAAACACTAGGTGAAGATGAAAACGGAGGCGTTAACATTAGAGGCCTAGCTAGTACAAACTCAATAGATCGAGTAGGTGATGTTATTAACCATGATGCATGGACAAAATCGGGCGGACTGAATAATTTCGAGAAAAACCCGATAATTTTGTTTAATCATAATTATGATAAACCTATTGGTCGAGCTACTTCTATGGAAGTAAACAAATCAGGTCTGGAACTTGGAGCGAGAATCTCTAAGTCAGCAGGCGAAATTAAAGATCTAATTAAAGATGGCGTTCTTGGAGCCTTTTCCGTTGGTTTTAGAGTCAAGGATGCTGAATATAATGAAGAAACTGACGGATTAGAGATAAAAGACGCCGAACTTTTTGAAGTATCAGTTGTTAGTGTTCCAGCTAATCAAACTGCTATGTTTTCTCTTGCTAAATCTTTTGATAGTGAAGCGGAGTACCAGGAGTTCAAAAATCTTTTTAAGAATAATAATGAGGCTAATCAAGTTAATAAACTTGAGACGCCACAAGCGACGGATAAAACCGTTTCACAGGAGAAACCTATGTCTATTGACAATGACACTCCTAACGCTAATGTAGACTTAAAAGCATATGCAGAAGAAGTAGCTAAAGCAACTGCTGCTAAAATCGCTATGCAACAAGCCGAAACAAAAGCTAAGGAGAAAGCAGAAGCAGAAGAAGCAGCACAGCTAGAAGCTGAAGAAAAAGCTGCTATTGAAGCTGAGCACGAAAAAGTCAAGACGATAGTAGAAGTCGGAATGGAAGGCGCTGAGCGTCTTACTAAAGACCTAGAGGATCGTG